ACCAGTTTGTTGCGCGCCAGCATCGCGGTATCGTCGTAAACGAACTGCCCGGTCTGCTGCCCTGCCCACAAGTCGCGGTCTGTAATGAACCGGCGGCTGTGGTTGACGTAGGCGATGATGTTGTCGATCTGCGGCTCCCAGAACAGGCGCTGCTCGGCCAGCACCAGGAGATACTTCAAGCAGTCCTTAGCCTTCTGATCGCTGTCGCGTGATCCTAATTTAGTGGGGGCAAAACCTTTTTCGTTGATGTACTGCCGTGATCCGGACGTAAAGGGGTACGGCATCTAATTTGCTCCCAGAGTTGCCTTGGATGTTTGCGCGGTGTTTGATCCAAGCGGGCTCGTCAGGATGGTCGAACTCATGCCGCGCCGCCTCGACAATGCCGCCGCCTGCGCCTGGGCCGCATCCTGCGCGGCGGTCGCTTCGTTCGTTGCCGTAGTCGCGGGATTAGGCGCGGTGGGAGATTTAGGCATCTCCGCGATGGCCACGCCGGTTGCGGCGGCGCCGACGCCGGCAGCAATGAGCGGAATAAATGGCAAAATCGGCGCCAAAGTCAGGCCCCCATTCTTCGTTGGTATTCGAACTTTCTCCGTCCGTTTGCAATACTCATCTCTTACCTCACAACGAGTCCATGATACAACGGGTTGCTCGTCTCGACACGATTTTCTTTGTTGAGCAGCATTCTGGCCAGATATTCATCAATCTCAGGCTCCGGCGCGTGGTAGGTCGGTTGCTCCAGGGCGGCGTACCTCACGCAGTCGCAACCGTCCTTGTAGGCTTCCTCCGGCTTATCGGTTCCCGGCTTCCATTGGTAGTTGAACATGTCCTGAATCGGGCCGCGATCACCCTTGCAGCCCTCCGCCGCGAACATCATCCCAGGGAAGCTCTTGTCCTTGACCGTCGAGAAATGCGGCCGCAGGTATTCCTTAACCATCTTGTGGCCGAGCGAAATATCGCCTGGCGCCGAATGGCTCAGCTTGATGTGCCTTATTCCAGCCTTCTCCAACTCCTCTTCCCAACTCGTCTCGTAGTCAGCCGTCTGGCGGGTCTGCGAACCATACTTTGCATCCAGGATTACCATTGCGGGCTCTTTGTATCCGTATTCCGCTCGCTTCATTTGCACGCTGCGGGCAATCGCATGGATGTTCCCATGGGCGAGCAAATAGGTATACCAGTAGATGCGGTTGGCTTGCTTCCCGTTGACCTCGATCTCCTCTGGGGACACGGCGCCAAAGAACCATCGCGTGGGCCGCGCATCGTGCGGGTCCACAACTTCGATTCGCATCCAATCTCTGGGAATCTCGAAGTCTAGGTAAATATGCTCTACGCGGTCCAGCTCCTTGTACACCAACCCGCTCAGGTGCTTCCATTTTCCCTCTTCGCGAGCCTCGCGCTCGTCTGGGTCGGTGATCTTCTTGAGGTAGTTCTGAATGCCCTCTCGCGGAAGGAACCCCATTGCCTTGCGGCACTTCGGGCAAAAACGCACTGGCCTTATTTCCCCCGGCTTCAAGTTCTCTGGCTTGTTCTCCTCAATCGTAAAGTCGCAATCCCGGCACCAGTCCTGGCAGTTATCCCACGTTGACCCGCGAAACACCGCAATCTCCGGGTCTTCTCCCCCATTGTTGAAAGCATGAAGGCTAAGTAAATCATAGATATACGCCTCTTTTAGCGGCGTCATCGTGTACCAGCTAGGCCCGTTGGTACTCATCAGGCCGCGAGTCGCCGCTGTCAGAATGTCGCGTGGAGGCGGCTCATCGAAATGCACCCAGTGGGAGATCACGCCTTCCCAGGTATCCGCCGGCTGCACATACGAACGAAAGTGAATCGTTGACCCGCAGGGCTCGCCTTTGAAGTTAAAGGTCAAGTACAAGCTCTTGATGGACCCATCCGAGTACCGCGTCACGTCCGGCATACAGTATTTGGGAATCAAGCCCATAAACTCGGGCTCAATCCTCTGGGTCAGCGTCTGCCCGGCGACCTCGCAGCCCATGATTCCGTTGTTGGGCAGAATAATCGGAATCCTGTAGTCCGGATCGCCCTCATCAAGCCACGGCCTGAACCCCATCGCGTGCGCAATATCCTCCGCCACCCCAATTGTCGTTTTACCAACTTGGTTCCCCGACTCAAATAATCTTGTGCGGGGCATCCGACCGCGCGCGTTCTTTACTCGCACGAACGGCTCCTGCGCCCGGTTCATCTGCAAATAGTAGAGACGAAGGCTCTCAACTACCTTTGCCTCTACCTTTGACAGACTCGCCGGATCATCCTTGTCGAATCCCTCAAGAAAATCAGGGATAGCGGCCTTCTCCCGATCGCGTCGCGCCATCTAGTCCGATCTCCCACACCGCGCACACAACCGCTTACTTCTGCTCATGCTCCGCACCTTTCTCAAACCTCCGTTGCGCATCAACCACCCACGCAGGAGGATTCCCAAGCACATTTTGCAATAGATTGGAAATCACAGACGACCGGCTCCGCTTATCCGCAATCCCAATCGCCGACAACTGCGCAAGAACACTGCACGGCAACCGTACCGAGATCAATGCTGTATTACGCATGAATACACTGTATCACAAAGAAATCCCTTTTCGCGGAAAAATCTGAGTGGGGCAAGGTACTACCTCGACCCCCCGCCGGCCTGAATGGGGGCAAGGGGGTCCAGGAAAGCATTCTTAGGTACCCCGTTGATTCCACACACTTTATTCGCGTGGTCTGGAGCGCGCATCGTATCATCTGGAGAATAAGCGATTGACTACTCGTTTGCATCCAGCGTTTGGGGGAGCTGTGCAGATGACATGCGGATCGTCTGCGGATTGTTCGCATCGCCTATGTGCTTGTCTCTTATCATCTTAGCTACGTCGAGCAGGGCTATCACGTTGATGCCGGTCGCCTGGCCGCGGAGTAGTGCAGCCTTGTCGTACAGTATGCCGTAGGCGGTTGCTACCTGGAGAGCTGAGCTTTTGTCTATCTTCGATTGAGTGATGGACTCAAGCAGTCTCGCCTTAATTGTGTCTAAAACGTCTGCCTGGTTGTCTTGAAATTCGCGCAGGTCCTCGACTGATCTATCTCCAAGGAATCGCTGTAAAACTGCGGACACATTAGAATCTGTGCATCCTACTCTCTTCGCAATCGCGCTGTGACTAAGCTCTGGATAGCGTGTTGCCATTTTTCGAATGGCCGGCGCCGTACCCTTCTTGCGGTTGTCTACGTTCGCCCTGGCTGCGGTCGCCATGTCAATCAGCGTATCATTTGCGGGTGAATTGCGGAAGGACGGATGTGGAACCGCTGGAGTCGCAGGAGCGGCGAGCGGCGATGTCACCTGCCACAACTGGTTTGCTTTGTCGCTTTACTCTTGCAAACCAGCATACAGTACGTGTCAAGCCCCTACATGTTGTGGTGTCTCGATTAACACCACTCCATATTGTGGTTTGGTGTGTTTTTGTCGTTTCCACCACTATATGCTGTGGTCGTAGCGATTGCCACCATAATTCGCAAAATAGTTTGACGATTTATGTTGCAATTAGCGATATCTATGATACTAATGGCGAGAATGACCAGTTCAAGAACATCAACACTCGCGAATACCTCAAGGAGGGTTTATGACCCGCAGAGAAAGACTCGAAAATAAGGTAGCAAAGGCCGAGGAACGGTCCACCGCATCATTCGATCGCGCCTATGAACTGACGGCCAATATCCCGTTCGGCCAGCCGATTCTGGTCGGGCATTACTCGGAGGGCCGTCACCGTCGCACACTTGAGCGCAGCGACAACACCATTCGCCATTTGCGTCTGGAGTTCCTGGCCATGGTCTACCAGAATCTGGTTACGCCGGGCGCGGCGCAGAGCCAAAGCACGGTTTCGGCCGGGTTGCAGATCGGCCTGGGCACAAAATCGGCGGCCACCCTCAACTCCGGCGACGCGGTGCTGGGCAATCCCGGCGGGACAGAGGGCATGGGAACGCTTCAGCAGGGCTACCTCGAAAACTCGAATGTGGACATCGTGACCGAGTTTGTGCAGATGGTGCTCGCCCAGCGGCCCTTCGTGCCGGCTCCGGTGGCGCTTCCCTGCGTGCCGCCGCCGGCAAAAAAGCCGGCAGCAAAGACGCGCAAGCCGGCGGGGGTGTGGCAATCGTTCGCGGGGCTCAAGGCTACGCGCAAGTCACATTCGCGGAAAAGCCTGATTACAGCGTGATTCGCGCCTTGAAGGACGCTGGATTCCATTGGAGCGGTGGAAGCTGGTTCGGGACCACTGAGAAGCTACCGGAAGCCGTGGAAGCGCTCGTATGAACCCCACCGACTCCCGCGAACTATTCACGGGCACAGACACGGAACGGGAAGCCGCACGCCAGATTGCAGAGGCGGAGCAGCTTTCCGCCGTGCTACGGTCTGCGCGGCCATCCATCGACCGCGCTACGGGCAACCTAGAGCGCGAATCACCGCTGTTTTACGGGAAAGGTGACAATCCATGCTTTTTTTGAGAAAAGTCGGGAATGGTCGAGTGCGCATCGAATTTCCGGAGCCAGAATACGTGGCTGCCGATATTTTAGCGCGTAATGACAAACCTGCCGCGATCTTCGTGGCCGTGAAGG